CGTAAAACCATTTATGTCGGCGTAGCTATCTGCGCAGCCCTCATCACTTTCTGCATGGTACTCGGCGGTATCTACCACAATGAAGTAAGTAACCTGCAGGCACAGTATGATGACATTATGCTGTACCATGAAGTCGTAAGTAATTGCGACAATGAGCAGGTGCGCTTCGGCCACTACGAGAAGATTGAAGACTTTAATGCTGAGTATGACAGATTGGCTGTTGTACAGGAAGACTTTATGTTCGGCACTCTCTTCCCCAAGAACTGGTCTGAGAACATGGGTCCTATTGAGTTCTACTTCCGCGGTGTAAGTTATGAGCCAGTCTACGACTAAAATCTATGTCGACCGAGACGAGTTTATGAGTCAAATGCTCAAATGTCTCGGGAGTGAAGAATGGAAGAAAGCCCTTGAATGTACGGAGGCTCATGCGGCCTCCGCACAATGGGGAATGGCTTTCTGTGCAAACTATGCGGCGGTCCATACGCCGTATATGACCATGCAAGACCACAAGGACACCTATCCTTGTAACTACTGCGGCAGCTGTCCCGTTTGGCTAACCGCATTTGAACCAGATACTGGTTTAGATACTCTTGAAAAAGTGATAATCGAGTGTGTGCGGCGAGACTGCCACCTCGTAGGAAGGAAGGTAGAAAATGCCGAAGTTTAAAATTTATGCCGGCTTGTCTGGTGGTTTTGGAGGCTCACACTTCTGTGAAGTCTATGAGTGCGGCAGCCAGGCTGAAGCTGAAACATATGCTCGCGAGGTTGCCATTGAGGAATATGAGTCTTACGGTGGTTACCACGGACTCTATACCTGGGATTCTATGCGTCAAACCATTGCCGACGATGAATACGATGGAGATATCGAACAGGTTGACCCCGAAGATGTCGACATCGCATTAACCGAGGAAATCGAAGGTTGGATTACTTATCACGTAGTCCCCGTAGCCGACGACTTCCCCGATGATTACGACGGTTATGATGATGATTATGACGACGATGACGCAGATTGCTACTGCGAATAAGGAATTAAATTACAGCCGATAACATTCCCGGCTGTTGTAAATAAAAGAGCCGCGGATGCTGGGAGTAATATCTTGGTGTCCGCGGCTAAAAACATATATGCCATATCCGCGACACAATGGTTTGCGCCCAAGAGTATGAACGATGCAACAGAAAGAATCGTAACATATGGCGCCGTTGGATACTGTTTCACTCCGATATACATAAGAATACCACAGAATACACCGAGAATAATATTTTCAAACCACAAATTGGAAATTCTTGTCAGAGTGATTGCGGCTGCCCCTGTTGTGAGAGATGCCCCCAGTGGAGTTGCCAAAAGCAAGAGTGAGCATAACGCACAGCCAATTAGGTTGCCAATCCATATCGTGGCGAGAGACAAAGGTTTAATCTGGCGCTGCGCTAGCAGACCGGCTTTGCCGGTAAATAAATTGAATTGGAAAAATAAGATTGTCAACAGACCAATAGAGAACATGAAAGCACCCAACGCTCCACCTACGATTAAGTAAATGGCTGCGGCGAGAGTAATCATAAAGCCGGCCATGATAGACTTTATCATATTTCTTCCCTCCTTTATACTTTCTTACTTTTATTATACCAAAATTTTAAACCAAAATCAACTGTCGGATGCGTGCGGTTGAGGGCAAGCTCCATAGCATATAAAAATTAAGATGTGTCCGGGAGCCGTTCATTAAAACTGTCCGCGTGCCGTTCACTGGAAAAGTCGTACGGTTGGTCGCATCCATCCGTTGATTTTCTGAAAAAATTTTTGTATAATAATAATACAGGGTGAGGCCAAACCGAAAAACAATTTTAATAAAGGAGTATTTTAAATGGAGAATATTATTAATGTAAATGCGCTGAGAAAAGCGCTTGCTAGCGGCATGAGTTCTGCAACTATTCATGACTGGGTGGATGACACTATTGTTGCAATGGGATATTTTAATCAACATTATAGCGATAATTATGTCGCAGTATCAAAAGAAAATATTGAAAAGGTTCAAAGAGAATTGGACCGATTAGAATGTAAAGTCTGCCAAATGTATTTTAAATATATGTAAAAAAATAGACCCTCTGGTTTTCAGAGGGTCTATTGATTTTTATAAAAAAATATGATATAATATTTATAGAAAGTAAAGGATAAGAAAAGTTCAGAAAGGAATTGATATATATGGAAAATTTGAGAATTCTGGGTCTTGATGATGATAATCACTCTCCTTGCTTCCGCTGTGAGGATGGTACTGTGTTTAGTACCTGTAAGGAGCTGGTAGACTTCCTGTCTAAGCCTCACGATTGCCAGGTTGAAGTTAAGATGTTTGCCATCGTTGATGAATGGGAAGGCGGTCTGGCAGATTTTGAAGAGGAAGAAGTCAATTCTATGTTTGACTATATGACTGGTTATGGTCGTCTTCCCGAAAATATGATTGGCGATTTGATTTTTGAACTGTTTTGGAATTCTGCCAATCGTCTGTGGTGGTAAGGAGGAAGTATGGCATATCAAAAAACTGCGAAAGACTTAGCCTGGGACAGAGAACGAGCTAAGCTACGTCACGAGGCTGAAGAGTGGCGTATGAAATATAATCAATCTCAAGCCATTATAGCTGCCCAGGAGCAGGAAATGTTGGCATATGAATGCGAAAATCAGAGTTTGCGGGAGGCCATTACTTATCTCACAGAGGGTGCGGCAACTCCCGATGAAGTTCTGGAGAAAATGAAAAAGCAATCTGAGCTGTGTGATATGATGAAATTCCTTGTAAATGGTACGAGGGGGATGTTCTAATGTGGGAGACAGTCATTATCCCTATTGTTGTGGCGAGTATTCTTTTAGGTTCATTTCTTTTCGCTAAGCATATGGATACAATTCGTATGCAGGCTTGGCTAGATAAGAAGATTATCATTGAGAAATGGATTAAATATCGCCGCATCAAAGACCAGTATGAGACTGGACATGATTTCATTATCTCCATCGAGGAATTAAACGAAGCAGAACAAGATTTGCGGAAGACTGCTAAGTGGTATAATGATAAGTACCGTTTATACGGGTATTGTTGCCCGCCAGAACTGTTGTTTGATTTGGAGGATTAAAATGAAACGAATAATTGATAGACCTCAGATGTCTGACATGGGCAGCGGTTTTGGTCATATCGAAATTGAACAAAATGCTGTTACGCTCGAAGAGGCTCTGAAGTGGCTTCGGGAAAATCAAAAAACTTGGGGAACAGTAACCATTTATCGTGGCTCTGATAATATTGTGCGTTGTTTTGATTACGACCTATATAATAATAACATCTTTTATCATCACTTAAATGGTTGGCAATATGGATATATTGTCAAAAAGATAGAGTTTAATTACTGTTTTATGGGTGAAGATATTGATATTTATGTGAAGTAAGGAGGTTTCTATGGTAATTGCAAAATGGTCTGGCGAATACCCTTGCCGTTGCTCTGGTGAGTGGTCACTCTTCATCGGAGGAGTGAATTATTCCCATATGATTCCAGAAGACCTGCGAACTTCTCATATGAACACTGCCGGCACTTATGAAGAGTGGTGGTTTGATGACGATATGTGCGAACAGTTTGGAAACTACGAGGATGGTCTAGAATTTGAGGAGTGGGTTGCGGAGAATCCCTGGGTTCATGACCTGCCGGCTTCTTTGTTCGACATTTATTTGGCGTTTCAAGCCGAGGACTTCCGTCCTGGTGAATGTGGAGGGTGTATATAATGAAATATAAAACCGTTCCCTGTTTTTGGGTTGGAGATTTAGAAAATGCTCTTGAAGCTCAATATGGACCTGAATTCATCCAGGAGATTCGAGCAAAGCACAATGGTATTCGTCGTTTAATGTTTGATAATTTCTACATGAACGATGTGTGCTGCAAATATTACATTGACGAGCTTGATGAATATGAGGGTCATTCTTGGCAGGATGAAGCCCACATCCGTCTGGAAAATTGCATCAAGACTTTTCTGCGGGATATGTTTCCTGAGTACGACTATGTGGTCGTTGATGTAATGTGGTAAAGATAAGAAGCCTACTAGATGCTAGTAGGCTTCTTTGATTTTTATAAAAAAATATGATATAATATATATAGAAAGTGAAAGAGAAAGGAAATGATAAATATGGTATGGAGTTGGCAGTATGTAGCAACTTTTGTTGAGAGAGATTTCGGTGCTTACGTGGACTGGGATGAAGAGTTCTTCGAGTGCCCCGAATGTGGCGAGCCTATTTACAAGTGTGATTATCCCTATATCAGCGTCGGTATGATTTGCCCCGTCTGTGAAGCTATGATTGAGGAGGAATAATATGGTAGCAAAATCTTTTCAGAGTATGAAACAGTTGGGCGAGCCTTTCTGCGAAAAAGGTAAGATGTATGTAAATGTTCAGAATGAAAAGTCCGGCACTGTTCGTAAGGTTCGTTGGTATACTGAAGCTGAGTACGCTAAAATGTATGGCGAAAAAGTAGATGCTCCTGCAAAAGTTTTCAAGACTCAGAAGCAGGTTCTCGGCTTTGAGAATGGCTATGTAACTATCTTCAAGGGTGATACATATGCTAACCTGGAATGGTTCCAGAAGTCCATCGCAAGATACTGTAAGTGGTGGGGCTGGTACATTGTATCTACTGAAGCAGTTCCTTTCGACCTGCCTGCTGGCCTTGAGCCTATTGAGCTAAAGTGGGAACTGGTTGGTGAAGAAGAAGGTTGTCTGAAGCCTGATGCAGATGTTAAGTCTGCGGTTGAGTCTATCCTGTATGACAAGGGCGATTCTACTTTCCAGGGCACTGTAGGTGAAAGACTTGACCTTGAGGTCGAAGTTATCGTTGCTCATAAGCGTGATGGCTACTATGGTGAGCAGACTATTCACTATATGGTTGATGCTGCTGGCAATCAGTATCTGTGGAGCACTGCTTCCAAGAGTTGGGAAGTTGGCGATAAGCGTCATATTAAGGGTACTGTAAAAGACCATAAGGTCATTCGCAATGTGGAAACTACTGTCCTTACTCGCTGTTCTTTGGTGAAGTAAGGACAGCCAGCCACCTGGCGAAAAGAGTTCTCTTTGATTTTTATAAAAAAATATGATATAATATATATGTAAGATAAAGAAAGACATTAACAGCAATTTCAATTTGCCTGTCACGCCGGGGGTTGCAGGTTCGAGTCCTGCCTGGGTCGCCACATGGCCCAGTAGCTCAACTGGTTAGAGCGACGTTATGTAATATGTCTTGTATCTTGACCGACAGCAGATGGAGTCGTAAAACTGGCTAGTGAGGTTGTGGGCAGGTAATCCAAAATGACAAAACCTATCCCCCTGGGAGTTTGCGGTCTCGCCAGAATAATATCCAAAACCGCATCACATTTGAAAGGATTGATACTATGTGTAAGAATGTAGATTTCATTGATATGTCTTGGGACGAGCTGGAGGCTCTGGAAAAGGCTATCCACTTTGAAAAGATGCATCGTAAGGAAAAGCGTTTCAATGAGCTGGCGAAGGCTGCGGCCGAGGCTCTGACTGCTCTGAAAGATGAGTATCCTTATGTGGAGCTGACTTTCGAAGCTCATTGCGAAGACTGCGGCGAAAGCACCGAAGTAAACCTGTTTGATTACTTCAAACACTTCGGAGCGGGTCATTTCTCTATGGGGTAATGCGTATGAGTTGGTTTTGTGATGCTCATCGCGCTGAGCATAATGAGTGCGACCACAATAATCACGGCGTTCACAGCCATTGTGAATTTGGTCTGTTTGCACCGGACAGACATACTTCAATAAACAATCTGGCATTTTCTGCCTACGCATATCATCAGACTTGCATTGATGATTATGTTGAAAGGCTTGCGGCAGCTGATGACCCGAATGACAGTGCAACGCAGGCAAATCTGCTATATGCGGTAGGTCTAAGTCCAGATGCTTTGACCTCCGATGATATAGAATATATCGAGAGAGAGGTAAGTAAAAGATATGCCGACAGGTTCTAAACTCTATATGAGTTGGTGGGATTTTTGTGGCTATCTATCAGATTTTGAAGATTTCGTCTATGATGGTGTGTTTCATAAGATGGATTACCATATGTGGCGAAAGCTGAAATACAGCAGAGATAATGAAACTCAAGTTATCATTGAAAAGTGCGGCGATTCCTTTGTCGTGATTATTGGTCACGAAGATGAATATCATCGCTTTTGTCGTGGTGATGAAAGTTTTGGCGACTTTCTGTTTGAAAATCTGATTGATGTCAAGGAATATGACCACGACTGGAATTATTATAATATGCCTTTGAGTAATGAACTCGAGGTGCCTATTGATGCAACGGTACAATGCACCTCCAGTAGTGTATATCCTGTTAAGAATTATAAACTGGATATTGCAGCCATTGAGTCTGCAAAAAATATCGCTATTGATTGCGGCGAGGCTCTAAAGCATTCTTTGGCAATCACAAAAGATAAGCTGGCAGACATTGGTATTTCTGCTATTGCGGCAGATACCGGTCCCACACTTTCTTGCGTAATCGACACCAAGGTCGATAAAGCAGAGTTTGATAAAAGACTGGACGACTTGACCTCCAAGGTTGAGAATGTCTTGAATAAATATGAAAATAAAAAGGAGAATTCTACTATGAAGGGTTTCAATTTTGACTTCGGTCCTATGAATAACAATGTCGTCCGTATGTCTGTTTACGGTATGGCTGTGAAAAATAAGGTCGGTACTTGGGTGTCTTATGATGCCAAGGCTGGCGAGATTATGGACGTCGATGTGTTCAACTTCGAGGGTTCCAAGTTCATGTATAAGATGCCTGTGGCTATCAATGATGTTGCTGTTGGCGATATCATCGTTCATATGAGCGTTCCTATGTTCGTTGTTGGCAAGGCTGAGGACGGTAAGGCTGTCGTTGCAGTCGACCCTGTTTCTGGCGAGCGTAAGGAGATTATGCTGACTAAGAGCCCCTTCGGCTTCAATTTCGTTACCAAGGTTGTCAACTTCCTGGGCAATGCTTTCAATGCAGATGCCAATAATCCCTTTGGTAATCTGGGTCTGATGATGATGCTGTCTGAGGATGGCAATGGTGTGAAGGATATGCTGCCTCTGATGCTGATGGCTAATGGTGGCAACATCGATATGTCCAACCCTCTGATGATGTATGCTCTGATGAGCGGTGACAGTAAGATGGGTGATATGCTTCCCTTTATGCTGATGATGAACGCTAATAAGCCCGCTGGTGCTCATGAGTGCCACTGCGGTGAGCATCACGAGTAAGGAGCCTTAGGGCTCCCCTCGTGGGAGATAAAAATCTTTCTTGATTTTTTATAAAAAATATGTTATAATATATATGTAAGATAAAGAAAGAGATGAGAGGTAGCCGATATGAGTATATTTGAAAGGCTCCCGGACGAAGATAAGTCACAATTTAAGTCTTATATTTCTCACTACGGTGATGAAGGTAACGGAACTCTTCCGTTAGACAAAATGGGATATTTCCTTCGTTTTTGGGACGAAAATAAAGAACCGTTCTTCCGGGCGTTCGGAGAGCAGTTTATCGTAAAAAAGGAAGTTCGTTTAGTTAAGCCAAAAGATGAACTGTCCAATGATATGTATTCCGCTTTAAACAACGGACACCAGATGATTCGTAACTTTATTTCTGCCTATAAGGATGCTGCTCGACATATCGGCAACGAGATGGGCGATATTGATATGACTTATCGCCTCAAGTCCTTTGTTGAAGATTGGGATATGTTGGTTGACAATATTTATCCCGGTCCTGGTTTCACAATCCCTGGCAAGTTTACTAAGGATGGACGACCTCTTGTGGTTAATGCTAACTGCAAAGCTGTTAAAATGCTTGGTAAGATTGCGGCGGCTCTTAATGTAGAACTCCCCATCATGTACTGCAGCGGTTGTGGCTGCTACTACACTGATGGCGAAACAGAGTGCTGCGGGCCGTTAGAAAAGTCTTCTGGATATGAGCTGTTCCGACAGGCACATTCTCAAGTTCTAAACCAGAAGCAGATTAAAGGTAATCTTTGCCTGTCTATTCACCCGCTTGATTTTATCACTATGAGTGATAACAACTGCGGCTGGACCTCTTGTATGAGCTGGATGGACGAACCTGGCGATTACAGACTGGGAACCATCGAAATGATGAACTCTCCTTGTGTCATCGTGGCATATGTTGAGTCCAAGGAGCCTATGTGGACTCCCGGCGGTAACTGGAATAGTAAGCGTTGGCGTCAGCTTTACATCGTAACAAGAGAAGTCATTCTTGGAAATCGTCAGTATCCTTACATCAGCGATGATTTGCAGGGTGTAGCGATTAGATGGATTCGAGATTTGATGACTCAGATTCCGGGATATGGACCTTATCCCGAAGAAACTATTCAGCTGAAAAATGACAGCTGGAACACTGTCAAGGATAAACACATTCGTTTCAACTTCTACTGTAATTATATGTACAATGATGTCTATGATTATCGTTTAGCATATGTGGCAGACCAGAAGATTGAAGATGATGACCATTATTCTTGCAACTTCTCTGGACCTGCAGTTTGCACTGGCTGCGGCGATATTATTGAGCTTGACGAGGTCGATGCTCATGTTGTACAGTGCAGAGCGTGTGACGGACACTGGCGTTGCGATTTCTGCGGCGACTGGCACAGCTCATATGATGAGTCCTATACAGTTGACGACGATTATATCGCCTGCGACTGGTGTTACCACAATGAACTGAGTGAATGTGAGGTTTGCGGCGACCATCATAGAAATGATTGCGTTGCACACATTTATCTTCAGTTTGCAGATACTGAAAACGAAGAAATTCGTGATGGATTTAATTACAACTTCTATGTATCTATCTGTGAAGATTGTTTGAACCATCCGGAAGAGTATGAACCTCTATTCGGTCAGTTGTATGATGTTAGAGATAGCTGGGGTAATAGACGCCAAGCATTTGACATCCGCAATGTTACTGAGGACGGCTTCAATGCCGGCAATTTGAGTCGACGCACCATCGAGTGGCTAAAGCAAATGCAAGCCACAAAGAGCGATGAAGAGCGTATTGACCTACTCGGGAAAATCGTCTATTGATTTTTTCAAAAAAATATGATATAATATATATGTAAGGTAAAGAAAGAAAGCCTTACGAAATAAATAAATTTTTGAAAGGTATAGGTGCAAATTATGGAAAAGATTACTAAGAGAGAGATGTTCGAGGCTATCAAGGAGACTTTCGAGACTGGTTCTTGCAAGTTCGATGCTGCCACTGTGATGGCATTCTGCGACAAGGAGATTGCTTCCTTGGATTCCAAGGCTGCTAAGGCTAAGGAGCGTGCCGCTGCTAAGAAGGCTGAGGCCGATGTTCTCATGGACCAGGTCCGTGACGCTTTGACTGGCGAGTTCCAGACTATCGCTGACATCGCCGCTGCTGTTGCTGAGGTCAACGCAGACGCTACTGTGTCTAAGGTTACTTACCGCTTGACTAAGCTGGTTGAGGCTGGTGACGCAGAGAAGACTGATGTCACTGTTCCTGGCGTTGATGGCGCCAAGGCTCGTAAGGTAAAGGCTTTCCGCGCAGTGGAAGCCTGAGCCTAACTCAGATAGCTTAATTCACGGGGGCGGGACTTCCGCCCCCATTCTTTTTGAGAGAGGAGGAGTATTATGTTAAGCGAATTTATGTTAAAAGTGAGAGACTTGCACGAGGAAATCAGACAGGTAGCTGAACTTCTGAAACCTCAAGAGATGAAAGACCGTATGGCTTATCTCGAAGCTAAGTTCAACCACTCAACCTGGAATGAAATTCCAGAAGAGGAGCTGAAGGAATACTCTCGCCTCAAAAAGAAATATGATTTATATTTCGGTATCTGGAATATGTATGATGACCTTAAAACTTTAACTGAGTATGCAATAGAGGAAGGCGAAGTCAACTATTTGCATGAATTTGAGATGGATTATAATTACCTCGTCGAGGAAATCCAAAAGCTCAAGTTAGAGTTAATGTTCACAGGTAAGTACGATTCCTGCAACGCCATTTTAAATATTCATTCTGGTGCCGGTGGTAAAGAAGCACAAGACTGGACCAGAATGTTACTTCAGATGTATGCGGCCTGGGCTAGTAATCATGATTTTCAATTCAATATTTTGGATTGGCAAGATGGTGAAGATAGCTCAGTCGTGAAAAGTGTTTCGGTAGAAATCAGAGGAGAGAATGTATACGGCTTGCTGAACGCTGAGAATGGCGTCCATCGTTTGGTTCGCGTTTCTCCCTTTGATTCTCAAAATAGACGCCATACTTCATTCGCAGCAGTCGAAGTAATGCCTGAAATCGAGGCAGATAACTCTGTGGAACTCGATATGAAAGATGTTAGAGTTGATACTTTCCGTTCAAGCGGAAAAGGCGGTCAGCACGTCAATAAGACTGAATCTGCGATTAGATTAACACATATTCCTACTGGCATTGTGGTGGGGTGCCAGCAAGAGCGAAGTCAACATCAGAACAAAGAAAAAGCCATGAAGATGCTTATCTCAAGGCTGGTTGCTATTAAAGAAAAAGAACACTATGACAACTTGTCTGAAATTCAGGGCGAGCAGAGTCGAATCGAATGGGGCAACCAAATTCGTTCTTATGTCTTTATGCCATATCAAATGGTTAAAGACCACAGGACTAACCACCAAACTTCTAATATTGACGCAGTGATGCGTGGAGATATAGATGAATTCATTTTCAAGAGTCTCGCTGAATAAGCGAGGCTCTTTTTTTGTTTTGAAACCAATGTTTCATGAACCTGCTCCGGCCGGCATGGGGTGTGGGGACCGACAAGCCCAAAACGAAAAGGCCTCCAACTAATTTTTTGAGCGAATGGTTGATAAACATGAAAAAATTTTGTATAATATATTATAAAGGAGTGATTATATGCGTTTTTGTGTAAGTGGCAGACAGCCATATTCAGTTATTAAAATTGCTGACGAAATCAAGTTTGCATATGCTGATAAGGATAGAATTCTTGACCTCGTTGAAAAGTACCCTGAAAAGACAGTAATTCTTGATGTTCCCGGCCATGAAGGCGATTGGAAGCTATGGGAAATGTATAGTGAGAAGTTTGCGGAATTCTATATCGCTCTTCATGATTTAAGTAGAGTTGCTGAATTTAATCAAGCTGGTATCAAATGGTATTGGCCTTATCCAATTACATCTTATTATGAGTTATCAATGATTGTTAATTTGCATCCAAGTTATCTGATGATTGGTCCTCCGCTAACATTTGATTTGGATAAGATTGTTCCCCATACATATGATGATAGTGTCGAGGAAAATGCAACACCAATTCCTTTGCGAATGGTGGTTAATGTTGCGCATCCTGCATATCTCCCAACCAATGGGACACACGGTATGTGCGGCCAGTGGGTGCGCCCGGAAGATGCTAACTTATATGCAACCCGCATCAACTGTTTTGAGTTTGATGAATGCGCTACCCTAAAGGAAGAAGAGGTTCTATTGAATACTTATAAGTCTGGCACATGGCCCGGTAACTTGAATCTAATTATTAAAAAGTTAGATTTCAACGTTGATAATCGCGCAATTCCAGAAGAATTGGGAGAAAGACGAATGACTTGCGGCCAACGATGCTGGTCTGGCTCAGGATGTCATTTGTGTGTGAGCGCGTTTAGGTTTGCCGACCAGATTCGAAAAGAGCACCTTCGTCGCAACCAGAAGGACGATATTGACAATAATTAAAAAAAATGGTATAATATAATATAAGAGATAAAAGGAGGATACTTATGCGAGTTCTAAGTGATAGTGATTACAAGCTATTTGAACGCTTAGTATCTTTGAGTCAAAAAGAATTAAAGAAGGCTATGGCTCAGTATCTAAAAGCAAAATATGATAAGGTAATCTTCACGAAAGATTATCTGGTTGCTGTTGGAGATATTCCGATTGCACTTGTTGCTCACTTAGACACTGTGTACAAGACTCCTGTATCGAATTTATATTATGACCAAAGAAAAGGCGTGTTGTGGAGCCCAGATGGTTTGGGTGCCGATGACCGAGCAGGCGTATTTGCAATTTTGAAAATATTGCAAGATGGATATAGACCCTCGGTGATTTTTACAACCGATGAAGAGAAGGGTGGATTGGGTGCAAGTACTCTTGCGATGCGAGATTGTCCCATTCCAAACTTAAAATATATGATTGAACTTGACCGACGTGGTAGTAATGATTGCGTATTTTACGATTGTTATTGCCCTGAATTTGTTGATTATGTTGAATCATTCGGTTTCTGTGAGAAATATGGTTCATTCTCTGATATTAGTTTTTTAATGGGAGAATGGTTAGTTTGTGGTGTTAACTTGTCTGTTGGCTATGAGGAAGAACACTCATATGCTGAACATCTATATGTTGGACCACTATTTGATACAATTAAGAAAGTTAAAAAGATGCTCGATGAAAAGGACATTCCTGACTTCGAGTATGATGAATTGAATATTGCGGCTTCTGCTTGGTGGAAGACTAGCGATACTGTATATGGACAGCATTGTAGTAAATGCAAAAAGCTGTTCATGGAAGAAGAATTATTCCCAGTAAAGGGTCTTGACGGCAAAAAGAAATATTATTGCCCCGATTGTATTGTCGGAAATGTAAGTTGGTGCAATATCTGCCAAGAGGCATATGAAATCGCAGACCCTGCAGATGATAAAAAAATGTGTAAGGAGTGTGCGGAAGGCCTATGTACGAAGACATCAGAGAGCAGTTTAAATCAGTAATTAGTTTTTCTCAAAATATACCTGACCCCAATGTTGATTATCTTTTTAGAGAGTGGGAAGCTAATAAAGCGAAGTTTATTGAGCGATTTGGTGGACTCATCTATGAATGGTCTGAACCGATTGAATTTACTTTGGATGAAAACCAGAAGCGAATGAGAGCAATGGAATTTGCGACTACTGTTTCTGATACTTTTAATAATCCTAACTTGGCTGAATTTATAGATGAAAATTTGGATGGTTTCTTTGAAAATAAAGTCATTAAGACCTGCGGTGAGAAGGGTATTCCGACCGGAATGAAATTACTCAAAGCATTCAAGTATTTTGAGCCTAACAAGGCAGCTTTGAGAAGCATTCAAGATATGGCAAGTAATATTATCCAAGAGAATAAGATTAAGGGAACTTTATGTTTCTCTGTTCATCCTCTTGATTTTCTGTCCAGTAGTGAGAATACATATAACTGGCGTAGCTGTCATGCACTGGATGGAGAATACCGTGCAGGCAATCTGAGTTATATGGTTGATAAAACCACCTTTATGGTCTATTTGAAAGGCGCAGATAACCAAAAACTATTTGGGTTCGGTCCAGTAGAATGGAATTCTAAGAAGTGGCGTATGTTAATTCATGTTGCTGAGAATGATGATATTATGTTTGCTGGACGTCAGTATCCATTTAGTTCTAAAAGCGGTATTGATACCGTATTGAATATTTATAATAATCTAATGATTGCAGAAAAGCCTTTTGGATATGGTACTTATAAATATGCAGGATGGCGAGCTGATTACGTAGACTCATATGTTCCATATGACGCAACTTCTATGGATGTTACATATGATTTAGCAACTCGTTATTTGGTATATGATAATCAGCTGGTAGATATTAGAAGTATTGTAAAAGAAGGACACAATTGTCTGAATTATAACGATATTTTGAAGTCTACTTGTTATAAATATCCTTATTATGCAATTTTCGACCCATATAGTTATCATTCTCTATCTCATCTGTTGGAAAATCCAGTAGTAGTTGGCGAAGAAGTGCCTTGCCTTCATTGCGGCGATGAGTTAATTAGTAATCCTGAGACTATGCGATGCGATGACTGTGAGCTGGAGTATGGTACTGAGGAGAATGATGTATATAGTTCTTGTGACTGTTGTGGTGCAAGAATTTATGTAGATGATGCAATTTGCGTTGGAGACGATGGAGATTTAATTTGTGATGCTTGCTTTCATGCACACGCTTTCGTCTGTGATTGCTGCGGCGGTGTCTACTATGAAGCAGACAAAGTCTTCATCCCCGAAAAAAATGACGAAGAAAATGGCCGGTGGTATTGCCGCGGCTGCTATGAAGATATGGATTAAAAGATAAAAATTTCTGGGTAAAATTTTTCAATCTTCTTATCTTAAAAATTATATATAATAGAAAGAGGTGAGAAAAATGCCTAAAAGCGAAAATTTAGTTGGGCAAGTATTTCATAGATTAACAGTTATTTCCAAAGATGCTGAAGCATCTAAAAAGCATGGACGTTCTTATTGGCTATGTTAGTGTGAATGTGGAAAATAGAAAGTAATCGCAGGATTGAGTCTAAAAAATGGAGCTACAAAAAGTTGTGGTTGCTTACGCAATGAACGAGTATTTGAAGCTATTGCAAAAGATGAAGTTGGTAATCATTATGGAAAATTAACTGTTTTATCTATGGATAAAGAACGAGATAGTTTTGGACGTATTAAATGGATATGCCAATGTGAATGTGGTAATATAAAATCTATTAGTGGGTCAGATTTGCGAAGTGGTAATACTCAAAGTTGTGGATGTATTTCTCGAATTTCTCGTGGAGAGCAAAAAATTATTGATATTTTAGAGCAATTTAATATATCATACATTAGAGAATATAAACCAATAAATTTGGGTAATAAAAGATTTGACTTTGCTATTTTAAATGATAATAATGAAGTAATTCGTTTAATTGAATTCGATGGAGAGCAACATTATAAAGAAAGTAATTGGGAACGAGAAAAGTTAAGTCGTACCCAAGAATCTGATAAAATTAAAAATCATTATGCTTTAAGTCTATCTATTCCTTTAGTAAGAATTCCATATTGGGAATTAGAAAACTTAAATTATAATATGCTATTTTCACAACATTATGAAATAAAAGGAGAATAATTATGGCACGTGGAGCTATTGGAAAACAAAACGTCATTAACAAAATCAAAGAGGCATTCGGGGCAGATTTTATTGGAGAATATGACAAGAAAATTTACGTTTATACACAGGAGAATGGTGAACGTATCCAAATTGCACTTTCTCTGACTTGTCCTAAGGTTCAGGTCGCTGTGGCAGATGCCCCGGCAACAGGAGATTTTAACTTTGAGGATGACGCACCTTCTACTGTGGTTGCGGCCAGTGCTTTCCAGCCTGCCGAAATCTCTGATGAAGAGCGTGCCAGAGTTAATGATTTGATGGCAAAGCTCGGTTTGTAATTCGGTTGGGCGGAAACGCCCAATTTGAATTTCTAATTTTTTATAAATATTACTTTCCCAAAAAATCTTAATTGATTTTTTGAAAAAATTATGTTATAATATATATGTAAGATAAAGAAAGGCACTTACAGCAAACTACAAATTTTTGCGATAGTCAAATGGTTAAGACATTACCCTCCTACGGTGAAAGTTGGGGTTCAAATCCCCATTGCAGTTAAATTTAGTGCCTTGATATAGGGGAATCGTATAATGGCTAGTACGACAGTCTCCAAAACTGCTTGTTGGGGTTCGAGTCCCTATTCCCCTGCCAAAAGAAAGGAATGTGGTATTTATGCATCAACATTTTGTAAAAGGTAAAAAACTATTACTTATTTTCAAAGATGGGCATCAAGAACTCGGGAAATATAGAGTGACCGATAAAGGTATTCTGTATTTTTCTGACCGTAAACCAGTTCCTTTAGATAAGCTGCGATGTGCAGGTTATTATAAACCAGCAACATAAACTTCTTTGATTTTTATAAAAAAATATGTTATAATATTTATGTAAGATAAAGAAAGGAAATGATAGCTATGGAAAAATCTTATTTTGATAGACCTACGCAGGTTGTGTTCGCTGACCCCGATAATCCCGGCGAGTGGCTTTCCGGTATCGCTTATCGAGATGAAATTATCTGCGGCTGTTGCGGCGGAGTATTCGATATCGACGATGTAATCGAGATGGCTCGCGAGGACGGTGTCAAATGCGCAATTCACGAGTATCACGAATGGAATGATATTGCTGATGAAATCGTTGGCGGTGAACTCCCCGAGACTCTGGACCGCAACGAAGATGGTGAAATCTATGAGGTTTCTGATGAAGATTACGAGCAGCACTCTTTCCTTTTGGAAGAGGAAGAGGAAGCAGCTGTTTTCGCTAACACTTGGGTTGATGGCGTGGCAATGCCCTCCATTAACTAAGTAAAAAGATTTCTCTTTGATTTTTCAAAAAAAATATGTTATAATATATATGTAAGGTAAAGAAAGTGATATGCACGAATCGCTTTCGATTCCATACAACCTTTTCCATTAAAAAGACGGTAACAGCAATTAAACGATTGCTTGGGGTGCCGGAAGTCGCAGGTTCGAGTCCTGCCTCCCGCTCCGCTTATGCGGGAGTAGTTCAGCTGGATAGAACGCCGTATATCGAAAAAATCCCGTCTTGAAAAAGTACCAAGAGGCTGATAAGAAATGGGTTAGCTGCCAAAGTATTTGATGTGAGGTGCCGGTCTGAGTAGCCGTATTGCCGGATAATAGAGCTACAGCGTTTGAGATGGTCAGCAGCCACCCTTTGTCGTTTGCTACAAGAACGAAAGATGATTGGCTCGCCCCTAAGGATTATGGACTTAACAGGTGGGTTAAGGCGGATGGTAAAGTCCAATGCTAGTGTGGGTTTGATAGTTTCCCTCTCTGCGGAGGAAAAACTAATCAAAAAATCTTTCTTGATTTTTTACAAAAAATATGTTATAATATATATGTAAGATAAAGAAAGAAATTAAATATTGCCCTGTAGCTCAGTCGGTAGAGCGCCAGACTGTTAATCTGGATGTCGTGGGTTCGAGCCCCACCGGGGCAGCCAGCCGTAAGGCGTTTGTTGTTGTGAGGATTTTCTCGCTCGGAGGTTTTAGTACACCGTTTCTCCGGTAACCAAATATAAGCGGGTACACTCTCAAGTACCGCCCCAGAGTCGAGAGTATAATAAAACTCGTGGGGCACTCCGCCTGGGGAATTGGCGGAATTGGCAGACGCGCTGGATTTAGGCTCCAGTACCGTGAGGTGTAAGGGTTCGAGTCCCTTATTCCCCACCACGATGCCCAGCGTTGCGGCTGGGGGCAGAAAAATTGCTCGTGTCCATACGATAGTTGGGCGTTTGTTGAGGAAACTACGAGAAATAAGTATCCTCCCTCAATCAAGTGGTCGAAGTCCGAGGTTAAAGTCTTATGCCAGGGTGGTTGGCAACTCCATCAGTACATAAATAAGTTGCAATATGGGGTCGTAGCTCAGTTGGGAGAGCACCTGCCTTGCAAGCAGGGGGTCGCGGGTTCAAGTCCCGTCTTCTCCACCATATGTTTTTCTGGTCTAAGGGTAGGGCGACGGCGAGGGAAGCCGTAGATGTTGGTTCGATTCCAGCGGAAAACATATTAGATTTATAAAAGCTCCGTTAGTTTAATGGCGAGAACGCACGAAGTAATAGGTGTTGTATCGGTTCGAGTCCGGTACGGAGAAATCTCTCCTGGCTGTGTAAGCTAAGGTGAGTGGGTTATCGATTAGAAGAGATGGCGTTGATAATATTAGCCGATAGAGATGTATGATAACTCTTTATTAAAGTTAAGTCCTTTAGTAGTGTTTTTGTCTTTGAGTTTGCTATGAGTTGGGACTATAAACTGAACTCCAAAAGAAGAAAGACGGTTGTGCGAGTGCCCTAAAACGCTCCGGTACGGCCTTACCGCAACAGGAACAGCCCTAAATGGGGCGGTAAAGATACATGGTGTGTTTAGTTGATTCATTGCCGGAAGAATTAGAATCGCCAGTGATGCTGCTGTGCGGGGCTGCAGACCCCTAAAATGCGTTTAACATGGGGATATGATGGAATTGGTAGACGTGTCAGACTCAAAATCTGATGACCGAGAGGTCGTGTGGGTTCGAGTCCCACTATCCCCACCAAGAGGGCCGGTCATACGCGTTAATACCGGATAGCCAAAGCGAAGTTCCCAATGCGGGTTGCAAACTGCTGCGGTAAAATATTCTCCCCTCCGCCAAATATGTCCGAGTGATGGAATAGGCAGACATGCTACATTCAGAGTGTAGTGTCGAAAGACGTGCGGGTTCAAGTCCCGCCTGGGACACCATCGGGGAAAGCCCGACAAAAAACATTGCAGAGAATAACATGGTTTAGAGTGAGTACATGAGTAATAGCTATAGGCAGCTAAACCGGGCCTGGCTATAGGGGTGTGCCGAGAGTTTGGAGCGATGTTCTCTTCAACCGAGACAAGATGGGAGGAAACGAGCGAATAGTCCTCACCGTCCATGGAACGGCGACGCGGTAAAGAATTCGTAACCGCACTTGTAGTAGGTTATCTTTAATATGGGGTTGTAGCTCAGTTGGGAGAGCGTTTGAATGGCATTCAAAAGGTCGTGGGTTCGAGACCCATCTTCTCCACCATTGACTTTATATGAGTCTGAGGCTAGGGTCGGCTTGACAACAAATGACTCACAGGTAGCGGCGAACTGGACAATCTAGCCGTGGGCTTCAGTGCATGGTCCCTATTATGCTCCGGCACCTTGGATGCTGAGAAGTGGTTGCTAGCGCCATTCCAAATCAAAAAATCTTTCTTGATTTTTTACAAAAAATATGTTATAATATATATGTAAGATAAAGAAAGAGAGGTAATTCAAATGCAGAAATTTGATGATTTTGACACTCAGATTCAGTGTGAAGAAGTCTACAATGAAGAAATGTATGAAGCCTGGATGGCTTACAATGACTCTCTTGAAGACCCGAGGTACATTGATGAAGAATAATTTGGCCCCTTAGTCAAGCGGTTAAGACGCCGCCCTTTCACGGCGGAGACGGGAGTTCGACTCTCCCAGGGGTCACCAGGAGCGAAGTAACAGTGGGAAGTCATGACTGAACCTGCGAAAAACTCAGAGGTTTGTTCGCGTATGAGAAAAACGCTTCTTGAGCCTTACAAAAACGAAGCGGGAATGTCTCCTAGAGCTGCGGTTGAGAGGAAATGCCGAGCGGTGTGAGAAACCTTACAATCTCTTGGGCGGGTGCGCAACTGCCCAATATCTGGCCCCGTAGTCAAGCGGTTAAGACGTCGGCCTCTCACGCCGAAGACCCGGGTTCGATTCCCGGCGGGGTCACCATTGGGCAAAGCCCACAAATGCGTTAACATGGATTTGTAAGTTAAACTACCACCGGCTGAGGATACGCAGAGCAATACTGATGCCTTGGATATGTGGCTTTAGTGGAAAACGCTATATAAAGAAGCAAAGTAAACTTACACAAGCGAATGAGCAGACAAATTGCGGCCAATAGACTTTCGCTACCGCAAAGATACTGAAACGGGTCAGGTCCAATCGCCCGACTAAGATGCTGAGGTAAATGAGGTTGGTTTGGGGCTTACTTATGGAAAGCATAAGGACATCCTACGAAAGTAGAGGTACACTCCCCTGTAAAATGCCTACGGCAGTAAAGGTGGCTCTGAAAAATGTGTCCGCTTAGTCTATAGTATCTTACATATAGCTTCGTAGAGAAGCCTGGAGTTCTCGCCAGTCTGTCACACTGGAAATCGCGGGTTCAAATCCCGTCGAAGCTGCCATAAAGGTATGTTCCCAGTACCTTGTAGCGGAAAACCTGGGCGTGGAAGAGGAGACGAAAGAATCGCTTTTTTAAGTAGTAAGTTTTGATGGAGAAACTGCTTCGGGTGTTGATGTGACCCTAGGGCTTAAGAGCATATTAGAGGATAGCTGTCCAACATCATTTATATGGCTTCGTAGTTCAGTAGCGTAGAATGCCAGCCTGTCACGCTGGAGGTCGGGGGTTCGAGTCCCCTCGGAGTCGCCATCATCCTAACAAAGGAGGATTTTGCTTATGATTGTATTTGTTAAATCCACTTCGGAGGACACTCCAATCGGCTGATTGGGTTCCTGGGCATGAACAGAAACTGCCCACTATATGCCCGAGTAGCTCAGTTGGTTTAGAGCGCCGCCCTCATATCGAGCAATACCATATTTGTAAAAAGTAATGGATACAAATATTAAAGGAACAATTACAGAATTAAAGTGTAAAACTTACTTTTTAGAATTAGGTTATATGGTTTCTACACCAGAAAGCCCAGTTCGATATGACTTCATTTTAGATACTGGTAAAGAGTTGCTGAAAATTCAAGTCAAAACCAGTCATACCGATGGAGAAAAAATTATCTTCAAAACGAGTTCAACTCATATTACCGCAAAAGGAAATACAGTGCATCACTATAAAGATGATGGTATAGATTATTTTTGCACTTGGTTTGATAATGAATGTTATTTGGTACCTGTGCAAGATTGCGGAAAAAGTGAAAAATATTTACGATTGATTCCCACTAAAAATGGGCAAGTCAAAAATATTGCTTTTGCGAAAGACTATGTTGCAAAGGAGGTCTTAGCAAATAAGTGAGCTTGATATGAAGGCGGAGGTCGTGGGTTCGATTCCCACCTTTGGTACCAACCGCTAAGGCGGTTTTCATTTCCTTTCATGTGCGGTCGTGGGGGCTCCGACCGGAAAAACAATCCCCCTTTGATATTGCAGGGTAGAGCAGTCTGGCAGCTCGTCGGGCTCATAACCCGGAGGTCGGAGGTTCGAATCCTTCCCC